ATACGTGACGTTGAACAAGATTATAAACGTATTATTACAATGTCTATGCCAAGTGGATTTGATTTCATAGATAGACTTTCTAAAGGTATGTTCACTTCTAATCTTACAAGTTATGATATGGTGACAAAAAGATTTAAAAGACAATATTTTTCTTATCAAGAAGAATTTAATAAAATACCACACTTAAATAAATTTCCATTAAATAGTACAGAAGTTGTTTCTGCTCCAGATAGTCTAGTATATAATAAAATAAAACATACAGCTATGCATAATGGTTTCGATGACGTATCAAATAGTGATAAATTTCTTTTCAGATTATCAGCACTAGCAAATACACAAGGGTTTAAATTAAGAGTTGAAACTCTCGGAAGAACAGATTACACAGTTGGTAAAGTTATTTCATTAAAAACATTTAGAATAGAAACTGTTAATGATAAGTCAAATGATTTAGTAGATCCAACATACACTGGTAAATATTTAATATCAGCAGTTAAACACATTGTAGCTGGAAATAAACATACTTGTACTTTAGAATTAATTAAAGATAGTTTATCACAAGGTATTGGAGAATTAGCATAATGAAAATATTTATTGGTAAAGTTGAAAACAGAAACGATCCTTTAAAACTTGGTAGATGTCAAGTGAGAGTAATGGGTGTTCATGATGAAAACCCTGCTGTACTTCCTACAATAGATTTACCATGGGCTATGCCTATATCGCCAGTGAATTCAGCAGCAAGTGCTGGTATTGGTGTATCACCAACAGGAATAGTTTTAGGAAGTATAGTTCTTATTACATTTACTGATAAAGACGATCAAACACCAGTGATACTTGGTACACTTGCAGGTGTTCCACAAAATCAAAATAATTCTTTAGTTCTTAAACCATCTGATAGAAAAGGAAATATAAACACAGCAGTAAAGATTGGTTCTGATGGTGTTTCAAAACTTGTTTCAGGACAAATAGATTCAAATGTAAATATCATTAATGCTGCTGCTATAAGAAGTGGTGGTGATGTTGAAACGTCAGCACAAGTATCTGAAGATTCTAAAGCTTTATTAAAAGGTGATTTAGAGATAGAAAAAGCAAGACCTCTTTCTACTTTCACTGTATCAAATGATAGTGTAAAAGATATTATAAAAAATACTTCATTCACTGATGTTGCTGTTCCGATTACAGACTCATCTGGTAAAGTAATTAAAACTGTAATTGGATATGGACAAGATACATATCAAGGAAAACCAGTCACAGCTTCTTATCCAGGAAGTATAGATAAAGCAACTGCTGAAACAGAATTTAAAAACTATTTACAAACAGATGTTGCTGACAAACTTACAAGTGTTGTAAGAGCACCAGTCAATCAAGAAATGTTTGATTCATTATTAAGTGTAGCATCAGATATCGGTGTAGAAAATTTCTCTAATTCATCAATCCCGAAATTAATTAATTCATTAGATTATCAAGGAGCAGCAGGTGCTATTCAAGGAATAGCAAATGAAAAGAGTTTTGATAACTTATTAGGTGGTGTCACATCAGCATCTTTAGATAGTTCTATTACAACAGGAAAAGAATTATTTTCTAATTTAACATCAGGAACGGATTTAACTGGAACGATTACAGGTACAGTTCAAAATATATCAGGAAATCTTTTAAACAACTTAGGAGGAACTGCTGAATCTATAACTTCAAATTTAACTAACATAGCAGGTGGCACTTTATCAGGTGTATCAAATGTATTATCAGATTCAGGTATTGGAAACATTTTAAATAGTTCAACTGGTATTTCAAATATATCGAATGTTTTAAACACGACAGACATTGGTGCTACAGTCACAAATGTATTAGGTGGTGTAAGTGGAAATATTTCTTCTGCTATATCAAATATAACGTCAGGTAATGTGACAAATTTACTTGGTGGGTTTGGTGGTTTTAAATTGGGTGGATCAGGAGGAAAACTATTCGGTGGTAAATCATCAACTAAAAAAGCAAGACGATCAGCTGCAGCAAGTAAATTTACTTCTGTTGGTTATCCAAATTTAGGTGGAACATTATTTGATGAAAACACTGCATATGTAAAACCAATTTCTGATAATGGTGAGTTTGGAAATGCTGGTTTGGTTTCAAACCCAGCATCAGGATCTTTTGGTGTCGCTTCAGGATACTTAGAATATGTAAATGAACCAGACACATCTAGATTAGCAAGACATGAAAATATAGACAAAACTTCAGTATATGTAAAAGAATCAGCAAGAGCATTAGGTATTGAAAGATTTAATTATGATACTTGGGATCAATCTGAAATACCTTATAATGCAGAATATCCATTTAATAAAGTTGTTGAAACTGAAAGAGGACATGTATTTGAATTAGATGACACACCAAATGCTGAAAGAATTAATATATTTCATAAACGTGGAAGTTGGATGGAATGGGATCACAATGGTACATTAACTGATCGTGTAGTAGGAGATCGTTATCAATTAAGTGAAAGAAATACTTATGAATTAGTTGGTGGTACAAAAAATTTAACAGTTTATGGTGAATTAAATGCAGTGCTTAAAGCTGGAGCAAAAATAAGAATAGATGGTCCAGGAGAAGTTGTAATCAACAATGATTGTAAAGTCACAGTTGCTGGTGATATGAATTTAAATGTTGGTGGTGAATTTAGATTAGTTGCTGGACAAATACGTATGGAGTCAAAAGGAATGGCTACATTAGGTGCAGCACAAGTTTTAGAATTAGATGGTAGTAAAGTAGAAATAGCTAATGGATTTACTCCATCAGGATTAGCAATCACTACAAATGAAATTATTGATACACAAATGCCAGTTATTCCTGAATTACAAATTAATTCACGTTCAGCAAGAGAGTATTTTGTTTATGAAGTTCCTGATGAAGGAGATGCTCAAACTCATCGTGAACGTCAAATACAACGTGGTTTATATATTCGTAAGAATTTAGATTTAGGTAATGTTTCTGTTAAAACTGTACCAACAGTTAAATCAGAAATTGAAACAGCAGAGCAAAAATGTGAATACATTTATGGGTTATCTAGCTATGAACCAAGCTTACAATTATCTGCTCGTATTCAATTAGGAGCATTAAATCGAAATGGTGGTATTCCTATTATATCACAAATGGGAGTAGATCCAAAACAAATAGTTTGTAATTTAAAAGGAATGGCAACATACCTTATTGAACCAATGAAAGATTTATTCAAAAACGTTTTAATTGTAAATGGATATAGAAACAATCAAATTCAAGCAGGATCTCCTGAAACATCTCAACACTATACAGGTGAAGCTGTTGATATTATATTCTCAAGCTGGAATCGTGCTCAACATTATCAAGCAGCAATAGATTTAGCTTTATCTTTACCTTATGGATTTGATCGTATAGTATTATCGTATGCAGGTAAAAAATCAGTTTGGTTGCATTGTTCATGGAAATATACAGGAAATAGATTCGAAACATTTACTATGAGAGACCATCTAAAAGTATCAGATGGTTTATCTTTAATACCAGAGGTTAAATAAATATGCCATTAGCTGCAACAATTTTAACTCTTTCTTCTGGTCATGGTTGTTTTCCAGCAAGATTACCTGCGGGACCATTTGCTTTAAAAACAACTATACAAGGATTAGCTATTCCTTTAACACTTAATACAATTTATATATCACATACATGTGGTTTAATAACACATGCTGGATCAAGTAGAAGAGTGGTATTAGGATCAAAAAAAGTCTTTATAGAAGGAAAAATGGCAGTTAGATTAGGAGACCCAATAGCCTGTGGTGATTCTGTCGGACCACTTTGTTCACCAAAAGTTAATATAGGATAACTAAATACAATATGCCTACAAATACAAGAACATTTACAGATTTAGATCTTAATTTTACAGCACATCCAGTTAATAAAGATGTAGCTATAAAATATGATGAACAAGCGATTAAACAAAGTGTTCGAAATTTAATACTTACTAAAAATTTTGAAAGACCATTCCATAGTGAAATTGGTAGCCAAGTTCGTGGTTTATTATTTGAGCCAGTCACTGAAATGTCTGTTTCAATTATTAAAAGAAGTATAGTAGATGTAATAAGAAATTACGAACCAAGAGTACAACTAGTTGATGTTTTTGTTAATGTTCGACCTGATGAGAATTACGTAGATATTCGTATTGTATTTAAAATTATTAATACAGCTACACCAATAGAATTAACTTTAACACTTGAAAGAACACGATAATGTCAGAAACAAGTAGAAACATTAAAGTCACTGAATTAGATTTCGATGAAATAAAAAAGAATATAAAGACATATTTAAAAGCACAAAATGCATTTAGCGATTACAATTTTGAAGGATCTGGTCTTTCGATTCTATTAGATGTACTTGCTTATAACACACATTATAATGCTTTGTATTATAATTTAAGTGTTAATGAAATGTTTTTAGATAGTGCTGTAAAACGTTCATCAGTTGTAAGTCTTGCTAAATCATTAGGATATACTCCATCATCAAGTATTGCATCAAGAGCACTTATTGATGTAATTATATCTAATGTATCAGGAAATCCAACCACACTTACTATACCAGCAGGAACTTCATTTAGTTCAAATTTTAGTGGAAGTAATTTTAATTTCTCAACTGATAGTGCATTCACTGTTTCTCGTTCAGTCACAAATACATATTCATTTTTAAATATTCCTATAATTGAAGGAAGACTATTACAAAAAACATATTCAATGGTGACGAATGGAACTTATACAATTCCAAACCTTAAATTAGATTCTTCAACAATTAAAGTGAATGTTCAAGAGGTAGCAGGCTCAGCAGCAAACACAGTATATGCTCTTGCTGATAATTTTGCTACATTAACTCCATCATCACGTGTTTATTTTTTAAAAGAAAACGATGATGGTAATTATGTTATTTCTTTTGGTGATGGTTTATTAGGATTTGCTCCAGCAAATGGTGCAAATATTCTTATAGATTATTTTGTATGCAGTGAATCAGAACCAAATGGCACATCTACTTTCACATATACAGGAAATGCATTCACAAATACAGCTAACGTATCAATTGTGACTAAATCGATTGCAGCAGGTGGTTCTATACCTGAATCAATAGACAGTATAAAATATAATGCTCCTAAA